CCCCTTCTTGACCTTGTCGGACAGCTCCACCACACGCGACAGCTTCGAGGAGAACCGCCCCCGGTCGCCGAACCAGTTCATGTTGTAGACCTGGCTGGTCGGCATCGAAACCGCGGGGGCGGTTTCGCCGGTCGTGGCCTCTTGCGCGAGCTCGACCTGGGGCTTGTACAGGAGTGGGACATTGTTCCGCCCGACGCGTTTCTGAAGCTCGTCGGGATTGGCGCGGATCTCGTCGAGCCGCCTCAGGATGTAATCGACGCCCTCAGTCTTGAACGCTTTGCTCAACTGGGTCATGCTTCCCGGGAACTGGTCGTGCCACTCCATCCCGATGCTGTTGACCAGCCGCCGCAGTGCAGCTTCCTGATTGTTGGCCGAACCCACCGCCGGGTCCTCGCCTTCGGCCGGGCCTACCCCGATGGTGTTCAGAATGATCGGCATCTCTTCCTTCAGCATCGGCTCGACGACCTCGGAGTACGAGTTGGTCCGGTCGTACTCGGCGATCAGGTCGCGGTGCTTTTCCTGAAGGCTCTTCTGGACCTGCGCCTGGATCTCCAGAGACTTCGCGAAGATCTGCGCCCTCTTGGCGTTCGGGTCCTGGAGCGCCATGACGCTCTGGCCCTCGGGCGAGGCGGCCCACTGCGTGAACGCGGCGTCGTAAGCGACAACGGCTTCCGTCTGGCCGATCGCGAGCAGTCGAGCCTGACCATCCTTGGAGATGGCCTCCATCGGTAGACCGGCCCAAGCCGTTCCAGACAGGGTGGTAGCCTTGGCGCTCTCGATGCGGGAGCGGGTGTCCTCAGGGACGGTGTCCTGCTGACTGCGGCGCGCCATCAGGCGCTCACGGGCGTCCATGGGCAGCATGCCGTTGGCGACCATCGACGACAGGGTCGAGGCGGCCTCGGCAGGCGGGAGCCCCTTGACGCTGTTCCACAGGACCTCTTCCTCGGCGTCACTGAAGGCCGGGGGCTTGGTCAGCGCCGTGATCGTGCTTTCGATGTCGGCAAGGGCGTCGCCTTCCAGGAACCGGATGCTGTCCGCACCGCCCGCTTCCGTAACAGCCTCGCGAGCGATGGCGACCCATTCGCCTTTGGTGGGCACCCGGCCGGTCTCCAGGAACTGGGTCCGCAGGCGGGTCTGGATCAGGCCCTGAACATCCGCGCGAAGACGCTGGCGGGTCTGGGTGGACTGCATGGCGTTCTTCTCGATGATGTCGTCCACGTCATCGATGATCTTGGTGAGCTCCAGCTTGGCGGCTTCGCCGAACTGACGGCCGCCGATGCCACTCTCCAAGGCGTTGGCCAGGATGGCGCGGACCGTGCTGGGGTCTGCGCCGCTGTCGTTCGAGGCTTCAATCTTGGCCCACTCCGACAGGGCCTTCAGCGAGACCTCGTCCGGGGACTGTCCTGTCGCTTCGTAGAAGCGCTTCGTAGCCTTGTCGAACGCGCCGCCCGAAGCCAGCGCGTCGTCCGCGCTGTCCCAGGTGTTCAGGATGCCGACGATCTCGTTGGTGATCTGCTCGACGTGCTGCTTCTTGATCTTCTCAGCGACCTTTGCGTTGGCCTGGTTGATGAACTGGGAATCCATCTGGGCGCGGACTTCTTCCGCGGACGCGCGGGCGTAGTAGCTGTTGGGCAGGCCCTTGGAGAAGCTGTCCCAAGTCTCTTTCATCTTCCCCGAGATGTAGCTGGGGTCGCGCGGGGAGCCGTCCGCGTTCTGCGGGTTGGTCCATTCCTCGAAGTTCTTGTCGAGCTCGGCCCCGTACCCCTGCTGGGCCGCAGTGGCCCCGAGGGACTGGAGGTGAGCCTGGGCACGCCACGGGGACACGCCACCGGCCCGCTCGATCTGCTGGGCGATGCGGGACTGCTTGGATTCCGAGGCGGGCTTGAACGCCTCGTTGCGGCCCTCGATGGCCCCCTCGACGGTCTCGCGCTTGGCGATCGAATCGATGATCGAGTTGCCCAGCTGCTGCAATCCGGGAACCATGTCCCCGAACGCCTCGGCGACCGACATGAACGACCGGACGTCGGGGCGAACATAGGTGTCCACCGGGCTGGCCACAGGTCGGATGATCCGCTCCGGGGCCGGGTCGGGATTGATGCGCTGGCGTGCCATGGTGTTAGGTACCCGCGGGCTTCACGCCCGATGACCAGTTGATGCCGAGGGCGCTGGAGAAGTTCTCGTTGCTCAAGACGTTCGCCGCCCCGCCGAGGGCGTTCATGAAGGTCGCGGCCGAGCTGGGCTTGCTCATCATTCGGCTCTGGGCCCCCGCCCAAGCGCCTTCCTTTTCCATCTCCAGCTGATACATGGTGGCCATGGTCTGGCGGTTGGTCCGCTGGACGAACTCCAGTTCGCGGCGCTTGTAGTTGTCCATGAGGGCGTTGACGCTGTTGCCCGAGACGCCGCCTTCCATCGCCGAGACCCCCGCAGTGGACTTGGCAGCCAAAGACTGGCGAGCAATGGCGTCGATCTCCTGGGCCGCCTGGTTCTGCTCCTGCTGTTGACGCAGGGCGAGCTGCACGATCTGGTTCCGGTAGGACGCCTGGACGTTCTTGTTGTTGGCCTCGGCCAGCCGCTTCTCGGCCGAGGCGGCCAGGAAGGGCTGAATGATCGACAGCCCCAACGAAGCCCCCGCGATGCCGGTCGGCAGCATGCTCCCCAGCGACGCACCGCCGGAACCTAAACCGGCAGCGTTGGCGGCCACCATCGGCTGCATCAACATCTGTGTCGGGGGCATCATCAGGGTTTGGCCTTGTGAAAGGGAATGAACATCTCTCCGTTGACTCCTGCGGCAACGGGTTCGTGGAACTGGAACCCGAGCCACCGAAGCCACCGGATATGGACGGTGTTTCGGGCATCCACCCAGTTCCACAGAACCGGGCTACAGCTGTGCAGCACGTTCACCCAGCCCGGGGAGATCCGCAGGAACCACGCGCTGTGCCGGGCGATCGCCGGGGTACCCAGGAGCCAGATCGCGCCTTGGGGCGTGGCCCCGAAGACGGCGGCTGGATTACCTTCCATCCAGAGCGTGAAACACAGCTGGCTGAGGCGGACCCCGTCGAGCAGGGCTTGCTCGGGCATTCGGCCGAGAGCCGTAAGCTCTGCCCTATCGGCGGGCCGGATGTGCTCGGCGACGTGCCGCCAGTCCCCATCCTCGTACGGGAGGATCAGGTTAGCGGCGGGCGGAGCGGGTGTCATAGGACGCTTCCACCTCGGCGGCGGTGAAGCCGACCGGCAGGTGGGAATCCGAGGTGATCTCAAGGACCATGTCCTCGTTCTTCATCAGCACCGGGACCTGGTAGACCCCGTCTTCGATGGCGACGGCATTCAGGACGCCCTGCCCCGTGCCCAGCAGATTGCCGCTGAAGATCGAGTCGAACGAGGTGGCCCCGTACTTGTCCGAGACTTGCACCTTGAAGTACGAGGATCTCACGAAAGTCAGGAACACGTTGCGGACCTGGAAGCGGCCCGTGGAGTATACCTCGGTTCCGCGTTCGCCTTGACGCCGCAGGTACGGGGTGCTCATCCGGTACTTGAAGTCATAGGCTTCACCCACCCAGACCTTGCGGTTGGTGATGTTGCCGCGGACCTGCACGGTGTTCCCGGAGGCGCTCAGGATCGTATAGGAGATGCCCGCCTCGATGGCCGACAAGTAGTTGTAGTCGAGGTACAGCGCCGCCGGGGCGTTGAAGGTCCCGAGGTCGAGGTTGGTCGCGGACGGCGCGGAGAACGACCCGAAGTCGTACGACGGGGCCGCAGCCTGGGCCTGCGAGACCGCCCGCACCGCGGCGGTGTTGTGGACCTGGTAGGGCAGCGTGATCGTCGTGCGGTCGTTGTTCAGGTCGTACGACATGGACGTCACGTCCAGACCGACGCGGCGATCGAGGCCCACGACGTACGAGGAGCTGTCGTCGGTGCGGTTGGGTTTGACGGTGATGCGCTCCAGGAACAGCCCCTCGGGTCGCTCGATGGCCAGGTACAGGCTCTCGTCCATCCAGGCCATGCCGCGGATGGTGGCGTTCTTGAAGGACCACTTGGACCAGCTCGCCTGTACCCGCTCGCGCGAGGAGTCGTACCACTTGTAGACGTACAGGGACGTCGGGTCGGTGTCGGTCACGCCGACCAGGATGTTGTCGTGGCTGGTCCCCCGCAGGGCCGTCATCTTGCCCGGGAAGTACTTCGGCACGTTGGCGGAGATGTCCGGCGAGATCAGCGCCTGAGTGTCCTCGAAGTTGGCGATGATCTCGCGCACGCCCGTGTACGAGCCGCGGTCGAAGGCGAAGAAGATCTCCTCGCCGACCAGGGCCGGGGCACAGTTCGGCAGCGCGTCATAGTTGCCCACGATGCGCATGACCGTCGTGGTGGGCGTCAGGATCGTATTGGGGGACGTCAGGGCGAACTGGGCCCGGTCTGAGAAGATGATCAGGCGGTCGTCATAGGGGACCGCGTGCTTGAACAGCGTGATCTCGGGATAGCTCGACGAGACGTCGATGGGGTCGGCGTCCAGCAGGTCGGTAACCGTGGTGCGCCAGAAGTTGAAGTACTCGCCGCTCTCGGACAGGACGACGTTCTCGCCCGAGAGGAACCCGAGACGGCCACGGAACAGGAAGATGTCGGAGATGGCCTGACCGATGAACGACGGGGTCGCGTTGCTGTCCGCGTCTCCGACCCCCCGATCCGCCCAGGTGGCCGCCTTGAGGGTGAAGGTGCCGTTGGAGTTCCGCACCAGGATGTGAGGCATCGTGGTCGCGTCGAGCTTGTACGAGATGCCGGGGGCCACGGTCTCTTTCCAGACCCCCTGACCGATCGTGGTGCCACCGAGAGGGTTCTCGAACTTCAGCCAAAGGTCATCTGCGTTCTGCTCAGGGTCACCTTGGACCTTGACGATGAACCCGTTGGGCGCAAGGCCGGGAAGGTCTTCGATGGCCGGGACCTCGCCCTTGACCAGCTTCAGGTTGTTGCCTCCGTTACCGTCCCACACGGTGGCCGTGAAGGCGGTATTGACGCTGCTGACCGTGCGCTTGATCCGCACGACATACCCGGCGTCATCCGCCTCATAACCGCCCTGTGACGGGCCGGGGTTGGCATTGATCGACGACTCCAAGTCGGCGGCGATCGTGTCGGTGTTCAGGTCGGTCCCCGCAGACGTTCCGAACGAGTCGGACACCGTGTACGTCGTGGCCCCGCTCTCTGTGCCCTTGAGCTCGATCTTGACGTTTGCGCCCGCGGTCGCCTGCCGCAGCCAGACGAAGCACTGGTGCTCGGGGCTGTTCTTCGGGCTCAGGTCTCCTGACCCGGTCAGCATCGCCGTGGTCTTCTTGGTGTTGACCACGAACGTGTAGTCGGCGATCGACAGCAGCTTGAAGACCTGGTTGGGGTCGTCGGCCTGGTCCAGGTTGATGTAGCTCTGGGCCGACCCATCGTAGTTCACCGTCTTCTCGACGCCGCTCTTGTCGAAGACCTTGATCGAGTTGTCTTGCAGGACGACGATGTACTGCTCGGAGGCGTCCCGGTCGATCGTGTGGACCTTGCAGGATCCCACCGCACCGTTGATGATCTTGGCGACGTGTTCGGTCGGCGGGCGCTTCACCAGGCCCTCGACGATCGAGCTGTAGCCGTTCTCCTGGACTTCCCCCTGGGTGGGGAAACGAAGCTGAGCGGGCTGCTGGGAGACACCGTTCAGCAGGTTGGGGATGGCCAGGGTGATCAGCGGCATGTCAATAGACGCCCCGGTGAGGGTACTGTCGGTCGATCACGCGGAAGGTAGCGTAGTTGTCGAAGATCGTGCGGTCGGCGGTCTCGCCGTCGTAGTCCTTCAGGGTGGCCAAGGCCATGAACTCGTCACGCGAGGTGAACGCATGGCCCAGCTGCGAGCCCACCGCGCGGTCCTGGAAGACCCGGGCCGCACGCACGGCGATGTAGTGGCGGGCGGGCTGGGGCAGCAGGTCCCATTCCAGGGCGTACACGATGCGGACCTTGACCGAGCCGTCGAACTGGTAGGTCTTGTTCTTCAGGTCGTACAGGCGGTTCCCGCGGATCGCCACGTCCACCTTGAGGGTCTCGTCGAGGTCAACCAACAGGGCATTGGAGGGGATCGAGATTTCCTTGGTCGTGACGTTCGGGGTCAGCTCGACGTCGTCCTCGGTGTTGAAGTGCCACCGCATGGACTGCACGGCCACGCTGATCTCATCGAGGACGTTCTTGGCCATGGCCACGTCCGCCGAGTTGGCCCCGGTCAACGAGTTGATCGGAGCAGTTCCGATCGTCCCCAGCATCATGTTGATGGCCTGGAGCTGGGAAGTGGATCCGAGGGGCATGGGCTCTCCGTAGACGTTTTGGCGGAGTCGTAAGGGAAATAGGGCCGGGCCCACTTAAGGGCCCGGTCCCGTTCAGTTGTCAGTCAGGTCAGACGGTGCCGACGGCCGCGTTGTGAGCGAGGACGACGCAAGCTTCGGGACGAAGCCACGACGAACCCATCGCGTACTTGGCGATCATGAGGTGGCCCTGGAGCCGCATGTCGTAGCCGGACTCCATCGAGAGATCCATCAGCTTGACGGTACCGAAGGCGCTCTTCTGGAAGACCACGCCGCAGACCCGCTTGAAGTTGGCGCCGTAGACGTTGTTCACGCCCGCGGTTCCGGCCGACAGGGTCGCGCCGGTGGACTGGTCACCGAGGTTGCGACCGAACACCTGACCGGCGATGTTCGACTTCACCAGGCGGATGCCAGCGATCTCGGCGATCTTGGCGTCCTGGTACGAGCCTCCACCACCAAAGTCACGGTTGACGATCTTGCGACCAACGTCCGAGTTGATGACGTTATAGTAGGTCGTCGGGGTGACGATGGTGTAGCGGTCCTCGGACGGGACGTTGTTCTTGTCCAACGCCGCCGCCGCGGTGTACATGGCGTTCACGAAGGCGCCAATATTCGCCTCGGACGCCCCGACCGGAATGTCACCGTAGGTGGTGGTCGTGGCCCCGAAGTCGGCCGTGAGGACGGTCGCAGACGGGTTGTCCGCAACGCCAGCACGCGCGGTCAGCACCTGGTTGTTGGTACCGCCGTAGGTCGCGCCGGTGAGGCACGCCACCGAAATCAGGTTCTTGTCGAACGCACGGGCGAGCGAGCGGCCGAGCTCGGTCGAGTAGATCGAACGCACGTCGTAGTGGTTCTTCAACTCGTCAAGCTTGTCCACGAACGTCGAGGCGAGCAGGAGATCGTCGATCGCGATGGTCCGCTCGTTGTGCTTGATCGCGCTGATGTAGGAGCCATCGACGGCGACGTCATGGCCCGGGGTGTGGTACTTAGCGCTCGCAACGCCGGTCACCGGGAACTGGGCGGTCTTGCCCGAGCTGATGGTGCGGATCGTGTGGAGCGGCTTCATCACGGTCGCGGTCTCGAAGGTCGTGAGAACCTCGCCCGCGAACAGCTTGAGAAAGAGAGCGCCCTTGTCGCCAGTGGCTTCGGCCTGGCCAAGGAAGCTGACGGCTGAAGTAGCCATTGTTTGTCCTTAGGAAATGCAGGTTGAGAACGGTGAGAACACGGGTGCCTAGGGCCCAATGCAAAAAGGGACCGGCCGTAGCGCGGTCCC